ACAGAGCGCATCGTCAATGATGTTCTGTCTGTCGAGGACACTGCACAGATTGTGTGTTGGTACAATCCCGACATCAAAGGAGATTGCAGAATCAAGAGACTTTCAGACAATGCAGTCTTCGAGATTCTCGGAACTCCCGAAAATATCGAAGAGAGAAATCAATTCTTGAAATTCAAAGTCCGCAGAATCAAAGGCGGTGCGTGAGAATGGCAATCAAATTGAAACTTTCGGGATTTGATGACTTGTTTGAGCAGATAAAAAAAGCAGAGGGCAATGTTGACAAAGCGGCAGAGCAATGCTTGAAAGAGTCTGCTCAAATCATGCAGAGCGAACTGAAAGCACAGATGCAGAAATCGGGAGTTGACAGTGATCTGATTGACAGAATGCCGTCTCCCGAAATTCAGACTGACGGAAACAGCATGATTGCAAGAGTCGGCTATAAAAAAGGCGCATACAATCCCGACAATTTGAGTGACGGCTTCAAAGTTGTGTTTCTCAACTACGGAACACCGAGACGAAGCAAACACGGCAAAGTTGAAGCAAAAGGCTTCATCGACAAAGCACAACGCAAAGCGAAGAAGCAAATCAAAAAGGCACAAGAAGAAACACTGAAAAAAATCATAGGAGAATTGCAATGAAACAGAAACTGATTTCTGCACTTGAATCGTTTGGCTATCCTGTCAAACTTCAAGGCACGATGAATCCCGATGAAGCATATCCCGACACATTCATCACATTTTGGTGCAATGACACAGATGACAATGCTCATTTCGACAATGAAGTCACTGCGTGGGATTGGTTTTTCAGTGTGATTTTTTACAGCAACAATCCGACACTTGTCAACACGAAGCCGAACGAGATTAGTGAAGTGTTGAAGAGCGCAGGATTCATTCCGCAAGGAAAAGGCAATGACATTCAAAGTGATGAGCCGACTCACACAGGGTGGGCAATGGATTTCATTGCAACAGAAACAATTGACAAAGGAGAAAAATTATGAACAAGAAATTTGGCATGCTCAAAGGTCTTTCTGACATTTACATTTGCGAAGTTGAAGACACAGCCGAAGCATACACACCGAAAGAAAAGCCACAGCAACTCATTCCTGCGGGCGAGATGACAATCGGAAAGTCTATCGACAAAGCGCAATACTACTATGACAATTCAATGTGGGCAGAAGTGGGAATGGAAGCGCCCTCTGAAATGAGTCTCATCGGAGCTGCTGTGCGTTCCGCATTCATTGCATGGATTGAGGGCAAGGACATCGATTCCGCAACAGGCGCAATTCTCGATGACGGTGATTGGCACAACAAGACTTTCGCAATCTCGGGCAAGAAAGACTACACAGACGGCACAAGCGAATATTTCTGCTTCTTGAAGTGTACTTTTGGCGGCGCAGAAGAAGCATCAAAGACAAAAGACAACACAACAGATGCGAACGGCTCGACTCTTCCATTCACAGCATATTCAACTACACACAAATTCGAGAACGGCAAGCACTGCAAGGTTGTCCGCATCGACACTGCTGAAACACAGTTGAAGACAGATGCATCATGGATTGAGCAAGTTGTCACTCCCGACAATCTTGGCGAAATCTGTGAGAAAGTCACCGCTTAATTACTAACAACAGAACAACATTCAACACAAGAAAGGACACAGAAAAATGGCAAAATATGAATTGAATATTTATGGCGAAAACGATGCGATTGTCAAGACATACGCAACTGACAATGTGATGTGGGGATTCTATCTCGAAGCAGTGAAAGCATCAGAAGAAATGCAGGAGATGACTTCTGCTGAACGATTTGAAATGATGAACGAATTCATCAAGAGACTTTTCATCGGCTTGACTGATGAAGAATTGACACATGCATCGGGTGACGATGTGCTGAATGTATTCAATCAACTCATGAGGAAAGCAAAGTCAATAGGTGGCTCAAAAAACGCACAAGCGGCAGTGTAACAACTGCCGCAACAAGTGCGCATCACGAATTGATGAAGACAACTTTTCTTGTCGCAAGAAGTCTCGCTGTTTCTCCGTTTGAAGTAATGGCGCAAGACTTGGATTTTGTGATTATGGTTGTCAACTTTCTTCTTGACAGCGCAGACGAAAACAAAACTCATGACAACAACAATGTTTTGTCTGAAAAAGACAAAGACAAAGACTTTTGGTCTGCATTGTAAGGTGGTGAGAAAATGGCAGATGATACAAGACTTGGTGCGAATTTTGCGATTGACACAACTGATCTGAAAGCAGGACTCGCACAAGCAAACAGATTGATTCGTGAAAGCGAAAGCGAATTCAGAGCCGCCGCCGCAGGACTTGACGATTGGACTCAAAGTGAAGAGGGACTCAATTCGAGAATCAAGACTCTCAATTCTGTCACTGATATTCAGCGAAAGAAAGTCAATGCACTTCAAAGCGAATATGACAGATTGATTGCAAACGGTCTTGACCCGACAAGCAAAGAAGCAACTGAACTTCGCACAAAAATCAACAACGAGACAACTGCTCTCAATAAGAACGAAGCAGAACTCAAAAAACAGACACAAGCACTCGCAGACCTTGCAGACGAAAGCAAAGATGCAGGAGATGCGACAGACGAAATGTCTGACAAATTCAGCGGATTGAAAGCGGCAGGCGGTGTCGCAGTCGGTGCGATTGCGGCAGTTGGTGCGGCTTGTGTTGGTGCTGTCACTGCTTTTCTTGGACTTGCAGAAAGCACAAGAGAAGCAAGAACAAACATGGCAAAACTTGAAACGAGTTTTACCGAAGCAGGACTCACAGCAGAGAATGCATCTGACACATTCAAAGATATGTACAGCATTCTCGGTGATGAGGGACAAGCAACAGAAGCAACAGCATTCCTCGCAAAGATTGCTGACAATGAAGAGGAACTCGCAAGCGCAACACATACCCTCACAGGTATATATGCGACTTTTGGGCAGTCATTGCCAATCGAGGGACTCACAGAAGCAATCAATCACACTTCTTCTCTTGGCTCTGTGCAGGGAAATCTCGCCGATGCGCTCGAATGGTCGGGTGTGAATGTCGATGATTTCAATGCGCAACTCGAAAAATGCTCTGACGAAGAAGAGAGACAAGCACTCATCATGTCAACATTGTCGGGCATCTATGACGGAGCGGCTGACTCATACAAAGAAACGAATGCAGATGTCATCGCATCGCAGAAAGCACAAGCAGACTTGAATGAGACTCTTGCTGAACTCGGTGCGATTGCAGAGCCTATCATGACAACATTGAAGACTCTTGCAACAGAGCTGCTTCAATCAATCACACCGTTTGTCTCACTTATCGGAGAGGGACTGACAGGCGCACTTGAGGGCGCAGACGGTGCGGCAGACAAACTCGCAGAGGGATTGAGCGGAATCATCACATCTCTGCTCGACAAAATTGTCTCGATTGCGCCGTTTGTCATCGAAACAATTATTTCAATCATTCCGAAATTGCTCGACTCGATTTTGTCACAATTGCCTGTGATTTTGCAAACTCTGCTCGACATAATTGTGAAAATTGCACAAGAACTCGGAAAGATGCTTCCGACTCTCATTCCTGTCATCATCGATGCAGTCATCATGATTGTCGAAACATTGCTCGACAACATCGACATGCTCATCGATGCAGGAATTTCGCTGATTATGGGATTGGCTGACGGACTGCTTGCGGCACTCCCTCGCTTGATTGACAAAATCCCTGTCATCATCGAAAAATTGATTGGTGCAATTTCTCGAAATTTGCCGAAAATCACACAAATGGGAATCGAGTTGACATTGAAATTGGCGGCAGGAATCATTCAAGCAATTCCTCAACTCATCTCAAAAATTCCGCAGATAATCTCTTCAATCGTGAGTGGATTCAAGACATACAATTCCAACATGGAAGGTGTCGGAAAGAATTTGATTGAGGGACTGTGGAACGGAATCAAAGACATGACTGCGTGGATTAAAAAGAAAATCAAAGGATTCGGAAAAGATGTCCTTGACGGCTTGAAAGATTTCTTCGGAATTCATTCTCCGTCAAGAGTGATGTCAGATCAAGTCGGAAAGAATCTTGCTCTCGGTATCGGAGAGGGATTTGAAAAGAACATCGGCGCAGTGAATGATGAAATCACAGATGCGATGAATTTTGATGACACAACATCACCGCACAGAAGCGGCGCATTTGGCTTGTCAAGAGGTGGCACTGTAATCAATTACACAAACAACTTCAAACAAGCATACACATCGCAAAAAGAGAAATACAAAGCACAACAGCAACTGATTGCGACAGTGCGGCTTGCAAAGGTGGGTGTATAAATGGCAACATTTGAATTTGTGAATGCGAGAGGGGATTCAATTTCCCTCTCTGCAAACAATGATTTCGTCTTGATACACATTGACGGACAGACATCTGCATCTGCATCTGTGTCAAGCAGTGTCATCGGCGGTGTTGACGGAGACTCTGTCAACAATATGCAAGCAGATGCAAGAATCATCGTGTTTGATTTGCGCATCAGAAACGGAGTCGATGTCGAAGAAGCAAAGCGCAAAATCTTGCAAGTCATAAAGTTGAAGCAGAATGGCACTCTTGTTTGGAAACAGAACGGCAGAACAGTCGAGATTGTCGGAAAGATTGAGACGATTGAAATGCCGAGGTGGGCAAAAGGTGTTGTGATGCAAGTGACAATGCACTGCGAACAACCTTTTTGGGAAGATGCAGAATCTGTTGTCGAGCAAATCAGCGAAGCAATCAATCTGCACTATTTCACAGACTCTCCGATTGACATGCTCTACTTCGAAGAAGAGGGAATTGTCATTGGTGAGTATGACACAACGAGAGCGAAGAACTTCTTCAACGAGGGAGATGTCAGTGTCGGTCTTGAGATTGACATCATTGCTCTTTCAACAGTGACAAATCCTATCATATACGATGCAAGCGGCAATTTCTTCGGTGTTGGCTACGGCACAGCAGAAAAGCAAGTGAAGATGCAGAGCGGAGACAAGATTGTCATCACAACGCATCGAGGAAGAAAGAGTGTGACTCTGAACGGAGTCTCAATCTTCAACAAAATCAAGCCAAATTCAACATGGTTGCAACTTGCGACAGGTGACAACAGATTCGCAATCAACAGTGATGATGATTCGCTTGAAAATATGGCATTCTCGCTCATTTACAAGCAGAGATATGTGTGAGGTGATCTGATGATTGACTATGTTGAAGCAAGAAATGCAAATTTCGAAGTCATAGGAATACTTGACACAGCACAGTCTGTGATTTGGCATTCCGTATATTATGGAGTGGGTGATTTCGAAGTCTTCATCAGCCTGCGAGATGTGCTTTCAATTCTCAATGATGTGAAATACATCACACGAATCGACAATGATGAAATCGGTGTCATTGAATCGATTCTGATTGCTGACGATATTGAAAGCGGAAAGATGATAACAATCAAGGGCAGATTCGCAAAGTCTCTGCTTGACAGACGAATCATCTTCACTCTGACAGGAACATCGAACAAAGCAACAATTCTGCGAGGAAATGTCGAGACAAATGTCAGAAATCTTGTTGAAAACAATGCGATTTTGTCTCGCCCTCTCGGTGTTTTTGCGCTTGGCGCACATTCGGGAAGCACAAAAATCATTGTCGATGAAAACAGAGCTGCGGCGCAGAAGCAAGTGTCATTCGAGAATCTTCTTGAATACACAGACACACTGCTGAAAGAATACGGACTCGCATCGACAGTGAAGTTGAGTGACAGCAAGTTGCTCTATACAGTATATGAGGGCGCAGACAGAAGCGCAGACAACACAGACGGCAATCAGCCGATTGTTTTCAGCAAAGAATTTGACAATCTTCTCTCAAGCGAATACAGCCACGATTCAACACTCGAAAAGAATGTTGCTCTTATAGGTGGCGAGGGAGAGGGAATCGAACGATTCTGCGTGCTTGTAGGCTCACAGAGCCTGCTTGCAAGAAAAGAAGTCTTCATCGATGCTTCTTCAATCACTAAAACATACAAAGATGACAACGATGTTGAGCAGACATTCACTGATGCGGAATACACTGCAATGCTGAAAGCGCATGGGCAACAAGTGATGAGTGATCTGAAAGTGACGGAAGACTTCAACGGCACAATCGACATCACATATGGAAATTGGAAAATCGGTGTTGATGTCTTTCTCGGTGACATCGTGACGATTCAAGACAACGAAATTGGAGTCTTCAAGAATGTGAGACTCGCAGAAGTCACAGAATATCAAGACCAAGACGGCTATGCTGTCGAAGCGGTCTATCAAGGAGAATAAAACATGGCATATATTGATGTAATTCTCACACTATTGACAATCGTGACAGGCTGTCTTGCAGTCGCAAATTTTGTCAATGGGAGAAAAAAAGACAACAAACAAAGCGGCGAAGCAGAAGCAACATTGCGCTCTGATTTGCAATATATAAAAGAGATTTTAGTCGATGTTCGCAGAGAGACAAAAGAAATCAATCAATTGCTTGACAAACACGGCGAGAGATTGACGAAAGTCGAAGAGAAAATCAAGACTGCATTCGAGCGCATCGAACACATCGAGTCGAGAGTTGACAGATACCACGATTAAAGGAGCAGAGAAATGGCACAGAAAAGCGGATTTTTTAACGCATTGAATGTCAATGGTGTATATGACAGAAAATACAATGCGAATGACTATTGCGACAACCTCGCAGTT